ACTACCATACCCTACACCTTCAAAACTTCCAATAGTTCCCCATACATGACCAGTAATACGATTAGCGGCCATATAATTTGCTTCTGCTTGACAACGATCTTGATCGCTGTTATTACTCACATTATTAGCATAAGAGTATACTCTAGTTGATTGACTACTAGTATATGTTCTATTGAGCCTGGCATAACTAATATTAGTAATTGATAAAATTGTTAGTATAAAAAGTAGAGTTTTCATAATTTATTATTCCTCCATGAAAAAAGCAAAATCCCCCGAAGTTTGCATCAAATTATTTGAGTATAATATGAGAGGCATCGGGGGGTTTGCGTATTATGATAAAATTAAAGTAAATTTATTAATTCACTCGCAGCAACTAACACTAGTTGAGCGATTAACAAGACGGCGCCTTAGTGGTTGATATTTAACAACTTCCCTAGTTGAATTAGATCCACCACAACCACAATCTGTTGCTACAGTTTCAACGCAACAATTACGAGGAGATACAACTGTTGCTACAGTACGAAAAGGAACAACAACAATCTCTCTTGTAACATTAACAATCTTTCGTACCGGACGAATTAGTGCTGAACAAACTCCATTAGCACACTCTCCAGCATAAGAAACATTGACACATCCTAAAACAATAAGAACAAGTAGCATAAAATTCTTCATTATATATTCTCCAGTGTTTGTGTAAACTTTGTCACTTCCATTTGACAAAACATATGTATACTGTATACTATTACTATCGTTGTTGTTGACAATATTTATTTTTTAGTTTCCTCCATCAATTCTTTTTTTAAGGCTTCATAAAGAATAGAATTCCAATTATTAGGATCATATTGTTTAATTTTATCAAGATACTCATTAGCCTCATAGGTATAATCATTTTCAAAATAAAATATTTCCGGATTATTAATAGATATATTAGTTCCAGAAAAAATAAGTGATGCAGATAATGTAGTTTTAATTAGCATCTTGTTGATGTGGTTTGATTTCTACTGCGTGACCACTGTTAATATCAAAATTAGGTAAAATTTTATATATTGATTTATCTAGTGTATCTTGAGTCACTATTTTTAGAATGTCTGCTTCATTGTTTACTGATAGGGTTTTATAGAATTGTCCTTGAACATAAACGTCAAATATCATAAGTAGTCTCCTTGGTTTGTTATATAATATGATAGATTTTTATATCGTCAAACACAAGATTTTAAAAAATTTTTTCTTGACTATTAGTAATTTTTTTGTTATATATTATGCAGACCGCAAGGGTTAGTAGTATATAGCACTCACACACCAATAATATCTAGGAGATTTTTATGGATGACCTGTTTTCTGTTATAGGAAAATTATATGTTGATGTATCTAGACTACAACAATACGCCGAAATGTTGCAAAATAAAGTTAAAGACTTAGAAAATCAATTGCTTCCATCTAATCAACCCAAACCACAAAAAGATAAGTAGTACGGGTATAGCCCGTTTCTATAGATAGCATTAGCATATCATGAATTCTTATCTTATTGTTAACTAGATTCTTTAGTTTATTCTAGATAGCCCACTAAATACTCCAAAACAAATTGTAAGAACAATAACAAATTCGATATTATATCTCCTTATTATTTTTGTATAAACCAACAGTTAAATTATCATTTCTATAATATTCATCACGATTATAAGCAGGATAAAATGCTAGACCAGGCTCAATACGTTTGATAAAATTATCAGCATATTCTGAGCCCTCCCAAAAATCTTTGAAAATTTTAACCTGTTCAACATTACAATCACGAATAACAATAAATACCCAACTCATCATATTTTGTATCCTAGCGCCTTGACTCCATTATACACGATGTATTGGCTGCCACAATGGCAGCACTATACAATTTTTTATTCGTCTTCTACTCAAACTCCCTAACACTAATAATATTCTCCTCACCAAAATCACCAAAGAACTCAGGATCATTATATAACTTATCAGTAAGATAAACTGCAATCTCATAAGGGTCGGTCATATCTTTATCAATAACTAATTCAGTAGAAATTTTTACAACTTTCATTCTGCATCACCTTTCTAAGTGACCATACATTTTCGCTGACTACAACCACTCTGACCAAATCCGTAGGATTAGGTGGGACTATCATTTATTATTCCCATAAATATATTGTGGCAGATTATTCTCATCCATAGTTTTTATATTACTATGATGTTACAACCTGTGTTACAATACCAGTATACCACACGTTGACACTCGACGCAAGATGTTGCTGTTACTAGACTTAGAAAGAGTCAAGATGTTACTATTGTATTTTTGTGCTGACTGTCGGCATGACCGGCGATCCGGGCAGATTACATGGGACAGTTTCAAAATCTTATTTTTATCCTAAACCCTTTCCCCACAACACCTTACATCCATTGTATCGTCAATCCACCGTATAGTCCATCAGTATGGTCGAAATTCTTTGACAAAATAACCGTAAGTCCTTTGATATCAAGACTTTGTGGCTAAGTTTCGCGGCCCGATTTGTCGTAAAGTCTTATGGATCAACACTTTAGGTATGGCCAGCGAAAAGCCGCCGCAGGTTATTCCCCTGTCCCTGCGACGGCTCTCGCCTACCAACCACCACGAAGGTATTAGACAGCGTTGGCGAACTCAATCGCCCTATTCAACGCCTTGAGATTGTCGTTAGCATTAGCACCAAACCAGAGAGAGTCGAGTCGATTGTCGTCGGTGCGACCCTTACTGTAGTTCAGATATTCATTGAACCCATTGTATGCGGCCCACCAAGTACCACGAACATTCGTGGCAGATTGCTTCGGGCCTTCGATACGGGTCAGAATATCGTCCATGATATTTCTGGTACGGGTCTTGATATCAGCATCCACAGTACCTTCAATGCCGATCATCGCCTTGACATATCGACGAACATCATTCTGGTTGAAATCCTTGCTGGCAAGGAATCGGAACTGATCCGCAGTAGCCTCGAACTTTACGTTGATATTATCCATAATGTCACGGATATTATCCAGATTACTCTTGCTGGAACGAGTATGACGGATACGAATGAGTTGGCTATTTTTGTCAGAATGAGCCCACGCAAGCGTATTCACGCATACCACTCGAATGGGGGTATAGCCCACGCGAATAGCGGTTGTTCCATCGTGACTATTTGACAGCAGAATGAACTTGCAAACTTCGTCACCAGCAACAATCTCACTATTGTCGCGGTTAAGTTGAGCAAGCACCCAAACCTTCTGACCGCTATGCAGCGATCCGGCAGTATGCAGATTGCACTCGCCAGCGTCGAGAAACGGCTGGAACCAATCGAAAGCGTCACGATTTTGGAGCGGCGTATAACGCGGCCCAACAACACCAAGGATACTACCATCACTCTTTCGATAGGTGGCACGATGCGAAACCGGAGTACCGTCAACCGTCTGCAAATCCTTCAGACCGACCTCCCAATCCAATCCGGCACTGGTGATAGCATCCTCGATACCGATATCGGCTTCGACTTGCTTTCCCAGACCGTGCCACGGGGTAGCACCGACGAACATCATATTTTCAACAGCAGCAGGCATCATCATCTCCTTTGTGGTATGGTTCCAACTTCGATACGCTGATTCTACCATATAGTATCGGCCTGTCAACCCCAAAACTTGCGAAAAAACTTTGTGTCGCAAGTCGTTGTGTCCCAACACTTTACGCTCGGGCGGGCCGCCGCCGGTTGTTCTAAACTCTTGGTGGGTTAGGATTTAGGAACGGAAATCCAAAATCACGCTCAAAAAGTTTAGCAGTATTGCTACTATATGCACACTCTTCTGGAAGATACATATACGCACCTACACATCGTGCTCGCGGATATTCATCCTTGATTACTCTAGAGATATGCTTTATCGTGTTTCCAGAGCACACAAGATCGTCAATAACCACATAACGCAAAGGAGAAGCCCCCTCAGTTCTAAACTCACTGTATCGTTTTTCATCTTTTCGTACAATAATAATGTTTTTATTGAGCAACTCTGCAATCTGGCCTACAACCATTAGCCCGCTTACTCCACAACAGGCGATACTATCAAACTGATCCGCTATCTTTCGTAGATCACAAACAGCCTTGATTACAATCTTTGTACGAACCTTATGATTCAATACATGACAAGTGTGGCTAGCACCTTGAATAACTCCATGCTCAGTTTGTCGTACTTCTTCGATAGGAGTATTCATTACATTCATAAAAACGGACGGTGTGATTCGAACACACTAAGAAGAGAAAAAAGGATAATCCTTATAATAGATACTTGTCCCACCAAGTTGCGTCCGTCAGGAGAGAGATCAATCGTCAACTAGTTCGTTAGTTAGATTATGATAATCATATTCCCAAGAAGAAGCATAGGTATCTTCTTCAGAATCTTCCTCAAAAATCATTTCATCATCATACAACTCATCAATATCGTCGCTGTTGTAGAAATAATCACGATCATCATAGTAAAGCATAAGTTCTCTCCTCCTTTGCTACTATTCTACACCAAACATCGAAAGTTGTCAACCGATGACCTTATTATATCTTTTCGGTCAATGCTTGTCAAGAACCCTGTATTAATAAACTTCTACAATATTTATAAATGGGGCCTGTGGGACTCGAACCCACGACCAAAGGTTTAAAAGACCCTTGCTCTACCAACTGAGCTAAAGCCCCATTAGCGACATTATATCTTATCTGTTGTTCGTTGTCAAGACCTTAGTTTTTCGCTGACTACTGCCATCCTCGCCAAATCCGTAGGATTAGGTAAGCCACCGGGTGTTTTTGTTTGGGCAGAACACCATAAACTGCCAGACCGTCAGCCTCCGACACTTAAAAGTAGGGCGTGAAAGAATCGAACTTTCTTGATTACCTTATAAGAGTAACATCTTAGACCATTAGATGAACGCCCCGTATAGGCTCACCACCAACTACTATACTCCACAGTGAGTCCAGCGTCAAGAGCCTCACGAGCCTTTTGTATAAACTCTAGATCATGTTGACGATAGCGTTCATCACTATTATCACCAAAGAAAAATCCCATAGTATTAGGAAGATTATTATTCAGAATATCCTTCTCAAGAGAATCAAGATCAGAGTGATCCAGTTCAACAGGGATACAGTTGAAATCACTCATACCCAGACTATTAGGTTCCTCTGGCTTGCCCTGACAACCCTTGTTGTGCCAGAGATTTTCCATCCAGCCTTGAAGGTTAGGATGCTTACGCCAGTAAGCGAGTTCTTCCTTCTCTCCGTTGTTGTCGATAGCGTGAGCGTACTGGTCAAGACCCATTGTAGTTTTCCTTTCGTTTCACTCATTCTACATACGTTATCGGCACTTGTCAATAGGGTTCTTGAACTTTTCCTAAGTGCTTGTCGGTAAAGAGTTTGCGACAAAAGCGGCCGCGGCATTTAATCGTAAACTCTTATATCTCAACACTTTAAGCAAAGGCGGGTGGAATTGCACCACCATCTACGGTTTTGGAGACCGTCGTTCTACTATTGAACTACGCCAATATTATTCTGGATAATTACAGTTATCCCAATCCACACCATCTGCATTTTTTAATGATCTATTGAAAGTTCTGTTTCTATGACAATTAGAACATACGACTTCACATTTAGATATTTCTTTTTTTACTATTTCTATATCTACTGTCTTAGAACTAAATTGTCCTATGGTAAAATTTTTATCTTTTAAATGATCAAATTCCATCATCCAATAAGGATAATCTTCACCACAATCTGCGCATTTTTTATTAGCTTTATATTCTTGTATATATCTTCTAACTTTTGTTCTACTTTCCTGTCTTCTTTTGCCAGTTTTTTCTTTTTGTCCAATACCTATATGATATGCGATTGTTCCTTTAGAACACCCAAGTTTTTCTTTTATTTGATTATATGAGTATCCTTGGTTTTTTAGTTCAATAATTTTTTCTTTTAAGCTCTGACTCATTTCTACTCCTTAGTGTATATTAATACTATACACCACGGATGGCAATGAATCGAACCTTTTAAATCGGCTGAACTAGGATTCGAACCTAGGAAGGATTTCTCCTTGACGGTTTAGTAAACCGTTGCATTAGACCACTCTGCCATTCAGCCAAACTGGCTCGGTAGGACTCGAACCTACAACCGGGCGGTTAACAGCCGCCAGCAACTACCATTGTGCTACGAGCCAATCAAATGCCCGACTAGGACTCGAACCTAGACTCAGTTGATCCAAAGTCAACGGCTTTACCAGTTAAGCTATCGGGCAATAAAAGCCACTAATCCGAGTTGAACGGATAACATTCACATTACAAATGTGACGCTCTGCCAATTGAGCTATAGTGGCGTCTGACTATGTATTATAATCAATAGTCATAATCCTCGCAAGCCCTACGCTTTTGAGCGGAACGGGTACGCTGACGCTTGGGACGATTATCGAATACGGTATCCCGATGCTCCTGATGACCCTGACGCATCTCCCAAGGCATAACTTTCTTGATTTTAATAATGTTGTGGTTGCGTCGAGGACGCATATCGTCGTTGTTGTGGAGCGTAATCATGCCATTGTCCGTTTTCGTGTAAGTAAAAAACCTTGTCTAAGTTAGGATCGTAAGCCATTAAGCAATATTGTACCGGATATTTTATTGGAGTCAAGGGCTTTTTGACTTGAGGGATTTTTATATCTCCCTTTTGATAGTCTTTTACACCGTTGTATGCAAACCCCAATAGTGCTATCAGCACACCTATCCATTGTATCATAGTCGTTTCCCTTGTCAATACCCATTTCCGTTTCATAGAGTATTTATCGGCAAAACTGGCTCATGAACTTTAGAAAATCCTAAACCCATATGTTGCAACACTTTACGTCAAATCCGGGCGGCCCGCCTTGATGCAAAGTCTTATGCACCAAGGACTTATGGCTATTTAATCATCACCCCTAGAAAGTTCCCAGCCTGCTCCTCTTACAATACTTTTAGTAGCGATTACATTAGTTTTCGGATCAGCACTAACATAGTCTCGGTATCCTCGCTCATCCACATAAAAGTGCTCGTCGATAGTATCAAACTTATTTGTCAGTAACAAACCACTGATAGCAGCCTCAAAAGCATTTTTCTTAGAAACAATAACTTCTAGTGTTCCGCTCTTTACATAATATTTTCCCATGTTCAACTCCCTAAAGAAATAACTACGGTATTATCGTACTTTCCAAAATCTAACTCAACATTAAAATCATTATCGTCAAGAATAGATTGTAGTGTTTCTTGGCTAATCAGAGTGTCAGTATTAGTACCAAAACTCACATCACTATTACTAATAGCATCCATTACATTACCATAGTCTAACTGATTATAGTCGCAAACTTCTCTTAGGTCGAGATATGTCCAAGCATAACTTTTCATATTATCCTCAGTGTGATGGAAACAACACGTTACCCAAACCCTTGACGCATAACTCGCATGATACACTACCTTTGGTCGGTGTGCAAGTAACAACACCACGACCACGACGGATTTCGGGGCAAGTTACAAACTTGGCTCCGTTCAATACTACCAGTTTCGGCAGAGTCTTACGCCACGCATCGGCTTTAGCCTTGCTACGCGGTCGCTTAGTCGCAATCTTTTCGTCGCTGTCGCACCATGCGAACAGTTTGAAACCTTGAGTCGCAGCCTCATTCATATCATTATCATCATGAACGCTGGCGTACACATTCATATACTTTTCCAAACTCACAAGCCTAGAATCGTAGATATGGGTATAGA